CAGAGTAACATCGGGCCTGTCAACTGATACGTCTGGGAATTGGAGTAGGTTATAAGCAGTCTCTACATTTGTCTTTAAAGTAGACGCTAAATCTTTTGCAGTAACTCCTGCTTTTTTTGCTCTTTGTATAAGAGAAACAATACGACTTGTTAAGGCATCTTCAGGTTCTTTACTGCGAAGAAGACTCATAACTCTTTCAGGACGCTTTCCTGTCTGAGTATAGTATCTACTAACAGAAGAAGCATTTGAGCCGCGCTTCAGTTCTAACGCAGCTTCTTCATAGTCACCACGAGCAAAAGCAGCAGCAAATTTTGTAAATCCTTTTATTTTAGTGCCTGTAATAGGATCTACACGATCTTTATAAAAGCTTGGACCCATGTTAAATGCTAGATCAATAACAGCCGCTTTCTGTAAAGGAGGTGCCTTGTCAAATCCGGGCATCTTAGAAACTTTATCGGCATGGTATTTAAAATCTTCTTCAAAAAGACTTTCAGCTCTTTCAGCAGATATAGTATCTCCTTCCTTTAAAGAGCGCACATCTTTAGGAGAAGCGGGAGTTATTTTGTGTCCATAGCCTATCGTTAATATACCTAAACTATCAAGGTAAGCAGAAAGCTCTGGTCCTCCGGCAGCTTCGTTATCTTTAATAAACTGTCGAACATCAAATGAATCTTTTTTATTATCAGACATTAGTATTCACCAATAGTAGAAAGATAACTTAGTTTATAGGTGGAGGATTTGTTGCTAGTGTTTTTCCTACATTAAATAGTGTTGCTGCTCTTTGATCAGCCTTTAATCTTTCTATTGCTTCTTCTTCTGTAAGATTCTCAAGTTCCATTAGCTTTTCAACAATTGCTCTATTCGCAGCAGCTATTTGAGCTTCTTCAGCAGATATTGCTGCTGATTGTTCTTGTCCGGGTATCTTTTCACGCATACCTGACATACCATAATCAATAATTTGTTGATCAGTAGCATTTGGCTTCTGCTGTATTAGTAAAGCAGCCTGTTCTCTAAACAGTTTTAGCTCAGCATCTGACATGTCTTCTAAGGCATCAGCCATGTCATCATCTTGCCACATCCACATATTACTACCAGCTTTTTTTATTCTGTCTATTAACCTATTTACTCTAACTTCTGCTGCTTTTGGGCCTTCCATCAAACTTTTTTTATTATCAATAAAAGAATTTACAGACTCAATAATACTTTGAACACCTTTTACCCTTTGTGATCTCATCATTGTAGCTTTAGGATCAGTTACTTTTTCGTATGTAGCTTTTAATATAGGATTGTTTTCTAGTATACTAGGATTATTTTCAATTATTTTAATATATTTAGGAGCAAGAACTCCTGCTTTTACTGCAAGCTCTCTAGCTTCTTGACGATTTAGTAAAGTATTAGCTGCGTCAAGGATTTCTGAATTGAGACGAGGATGTATGTCTATAGAATTTCCCTTACTATCAGTAAAAGTAGTAGGTACTTCAGCCGCATTACTACTAATCATGGAAGATGCTACTGCTTGAATTAAAGCTTTATCAGTCTTTACTTGTTGTTTAGCAATAAAATCTTCTCTTTTTGCCGTCATGGTTGCAGCTTTGTCATATTCTCCTGATTCTAAATGTTGCTTAATAGCTAAATTAAATCTATCTACTGGCTTACCTGTAGAAAAAGCTTCTAATATTCTTTCTTTTTCTTTTTTCTTTTTATAAAGAGCAGGGGCACTACCAATAGCAGTACCTAAGTTAAACATACCTTCACTAAAGTTAGGCTGTAATAAACCTGCTATAAACTGTTCTGAAAATTTAGCCATTGTTATTCTCCTTAGCTAAACAAACCTGTCAAGGCTGCGCCAGCAATGTTACCACCTACGCCTCCAGCAATACCTGCCTGACCTTGTGCCGCTGCAAGCAGAGCCTGCAAACCTGATGCGTAAGTCTCTCCGTATGTTTGAGCCTGTTCAGACAGAGAAGCTCGACGCTGTTCTGCCCCTGTCATTCCGGGCTGTAGTGCTGCAAGAAGCTGTGCTTGCGGGATATAGCTGGCTGACAACATGCCTTGGCCTAGCTGAGCTTGACGCATTTGCTCTTCACCAGCAAACTGCATAGCGTTTAGGATAGCTGTGTTACGTGCTTCTTCTTGAGCTTTAGCTAAAGTTAATGCTTCAGGAGTACCGCCAAACATAGAAGTCTGAGTACCTAACCTGCCTTGTGCCGCTAATCTTTGTTCTAATGCTAAACGCTCACGTTCTTGTTGCGGCGTGATTGCATTCATCATTCTTTCAAAAACTTCTTGCTCACGGTTTGCAACAGGCATTCCAGCTTGCTCATAAAACTGACCAGCTTGAGATAGCATGCCTTGCTGAAGTGCTCTTTCTTCTGGTGACATTTCTATGTTATAAGACATAGCCCCAGTAGTAGGATCTTGAGCCATACCAAACTGACCACCAGTAGCAGTAGTAACAGTATAAGGTTGGAACTCAAGCATGCCAGTAAGACGATCAGCTAACCCGCCTTCGCCTGACATAGCTGCATAAGCATCCTCGCCAATTTCGCCTAAGTCTTTATAGGCATCATAAGCAAATTTAAGCCCTGCTGTGCCTAGACCTATTGCTGCAGCATTAGCCGCTGCCTCGTCAGCCCCACCCAATACGTTAACAACATCTTCCCAACTCATAATAGCCCCTAAAGCAATTTCCCTATCATTGCTAATACATTAATTTCTTGAAGAGACAGAGCAAAACCGTTGATGTCTGCCTCCATACCTACGGACACACTGTTACCGTAACCCGTAGCGTTTACGTTTCTTCTACTTGTAATCAAATCACCTGTTGTGTACTGAGCTACTGAGTTAAACTCACTCGTACCGTACTCGCCTACGACACCACCACCTAAGAGGTCTAGTCTTTCTGTTTTGTAAAAAGTACTAAAGTCGTAAGCCCACTTAAGAAACACGTCAGCAGCGTTAGAACCTACAATAGTCGGCTTAATCTTCTTAAGCATTTTTATACGTGCTGCGTCACCAAAAGTAAGACCGGGACTGTAGTACTTAAAACGAAACTTTTCGTCGTTGTCAGTATAACCTTTGTACTCGCTGATTCCTTCAGTAGTGCCTATGTATAGAGTACCGTCCTCTAGTCGTGAGAAAGCAGTAAACCCTGTACCAATCCAACGAGTAACTCGATATGCGCCGTTCTCTAGTTGTCCTCGTACATCAAAACAATAGATTACGTCTTGTCCAACAAATGAAAGTAAATAAAAGTTTTCTTCCGGACTATATACAGATCTAAAGAATTCGTCTTCGTTTTGAAGAGAGCGTATAATGTCCTTAGTAATATTAGAAGAAAGAGATGTGATAGGTGCAGACTTTTCTTGAATAGTTCGACCAATGCTTCTTAATCCTGTATACGATAAAAACAATACATCTGTACCTGTATTCTGTACAGTGTCACGATCTACACAACCTACACCAGAAATAGTATCTGCCAGTGCCATAGTTGCAGGTGCTTCAGCGCCTTGATAAACAACAATGCTGTGCTTACCAAATATAATAAGCATTCCATTGTGAGCCGCTAATGCTACAATTTCATCGTAACCATCAGGCCATACTTTAGAAATGTCAATAGATCCTGAAGTACCACCTGACCAGTCATGACCAATTAACAAGTCTGACCAGTAAACAGTAGACTTATCGTTAGTAACGTCAGCAGTCCAGAGCCTACCGTAAGCAGCGATAACTTCGTTACCGTACATCGTAGAGGCTACGCCAGCAGCGCCAGTAACAGTGCTTAGCTTGACAACAGAACCACCAGTGTTATCATATACAAGAGGCTCATGACCACGCTGAAAGAAATAGATGTTGTCGTTGAACGTAACCATCTTCCAGTTGTCAGCACTGATGGTATAACTAGCAGGCGTCTCGTCTACCAGTGTTTCAGTACCACTAAGAATCTTGTTGTTTCCTACAGAAAATATTTCAGTGTTTCCTGCGTTGTCTTGGAACTCCTTAATATTACGAATAGCGTTACCACTACCCAAAGGTGTTTTAGTTGTTGTTATTACTTCGTGACCTTTACGTGCAGCAATACGACCACGCTTGTCAATAACGGCATTGTCTGCGATTTCAGCAAACGACGGATCTTGAGCAATAGGAGAGTCTTCGGTGTTGATACCTTTAAAGCCCGGTGCTACAAGATTAATACTCTGCAGTGCTTGAGCCATATTAAATAGTCCTAAATACCATCTCTTCAGGGTGCTTTGCTGCATCAATAGCAACAGCGTCAGATAGAATTTTATTTGCAATCTGGAAGTATTCGGCAGCAGATGTTCCGCCAGCTTCTCCTCTTTCACTTGCTAACATAGCAATAGCTAAGTGAATGACAGGTTGGCTGGGTACAAGTAATGAATCATTATTATTTGTAAGATCTGCTTGTCTTTTAATTACATCAAAACGTAAGCTGTAAACACCGTCTGGCGTAGGGCTTACTAAAACTTGAGTATCTCCGTTACTATCTAGTCCGTTGTATGTATAGTACTTAGGAGCACCTTCAACTTCATCAGCGATGTACAAAGAATCATTAAACCAATCTTTTGTCTGATACTCCATAAAACACTTTTGAGTGTTATTAATAACAGACATGACTTTTACACGATCAGATCCATCTGTTAAAGAATAAGAATTATCAGAAGCAGTTGTAGAAACAACAATAGTTTCACGCAGTGCGGACCAGTCGGTAGCTTCTTCTACTAATCGTTTTGCGTCGTTAATAAAATCACCTACCATTGTGCAGTAGGTATTTGCGGTAACAGAAGATACTTCTTCTTCGCGTAAACGACGTAAGATGTTGTTCATTAAATTTAAATACGTCATACAAGCATTCCTTTCTTACGTCCTGTATTTCTTAATATAAACTCTTCGATAATAGAACTAGCACTCACAGGTGACTGATACATAACAGGTTGATATCCGGGAGCTTGGAAAGGGAAGTTACCACCTAGCATTCCTTGTTTAGGAGAAAAACCGCCACCTAAGCCGCCACCTAAACCACCGTCTACATTATCATCGCCTCCTACTTCTGGTTGAGGCTCTGGAGAATCTGAAGGTAAAGGTGTATCTGTAACAGTACCTACTTCTGGTTGAGGCTCTGGAGAATCGCTAATAGGCATCTCTCCTCTTAATTCTGGCAAAGGAGTTACGTCATCAAAAACTTTATCTTTGTCTATATCTGGTTCAGGTTGAGACCCCAGCTCTGGTTCAGGCTCAGGAGAATCTGAACGTGGAGTTTCATCTGGTACTGTTTCATTAACTGCAGGCTCTTCTATAGTTGTTTCTTGACTAATAGACTCAGACACTTCTTCTTCTTCGTCTGTGTCCTCACCTCCAATTATAGTAGGATCTTGTTCTGTAGCAATAGAAGCAGGAGGAGCTTCAGGGCCTTCTCCTATTCTGTCCATTATGTCTGAAATAACAGACTGTATACCACCTATAGTAATCAAGCCGTCAGAATCAGCAGCATCATTTAAGATGTCTTCTAAAACTTGTTCTGGATTAGTTACAATGCCTTCAAGATCTTTCAACAAGTCATTAAATATTCCACTAGGGTTGCTTAAAATTTCTTCTACTGTACCAATAAT